TCGTACAAAGCCGACAAACAGGATAAGATGTGGGCTAAGTGGTTGGCAGAGTACAACAGAATGAAGACGGCTTACGAGAGAGACGTATGGAATCCTCGTCCATCAGGATTGTGCAAAAAACACTGCCTCGTTATGGAATGCCCACACAACGGCAGGAACTAATGAGAAAGGTAAGCCTACACACAGTAAGTGTTGCGATTGGGTTGGCACGTAGTGTCGCTAATGGGACTACTAAGTTTCCATTTTTAGGTTACTGCGCCGACCTGATGGAGAAGATGAAAAACGAGTTGGAAGAAACGAGGAAAACTATGCCTTATGTAAATAAACCAAGACCGTATAAAAAAGAATACGACCAGCAACAAGCTAGGGGCGAACTACCAAATCGCATGGAACGTCAACGTGCCCGTCGCAAGGTAGATAAGACAGGTAGAGACGCAGACAAAGATGGTGTAGCTGATAAACGTGAAGGTAAAGATATAGCGCACGTTAAGGCTCTGTCTAAAGGCGGTACTAATAAAGATGGTATTCGTATTCAATCACCGTCAAAGAATCGTTCGTTTAAAAGAGATTCAAAAAGCAATTTAGTTTCAGAAATAAGTACTAGAGAAAAAAAGAAAAAAAAGGCTTGAACTTTTCTGAAATTGTTGTACTATAAAAGTTACTTGTTTTGCAAGATGTAAGCGTTAGGTATGAGTGGCAAACATCACGGTGACATTTCCGTTTAAACCATACCAGTCAGCACCATATTCATTTCCTGTGGGGAACTGACAAACTTGATAGAGCATAGTGGACACCACTTATGCTCTATTTCCGCATCACTGGAGAATAAGTTGGAAATAATAAATAATAGAATCCTGTTGTTAAATCTACGTAACCCTAACAAAGTTACTACGGTAATACCAAAGAGTAAACAACTTGAGGGGAATCAGGTCGCCGTCAACTGGGGCCTAGACGAAGCACGTATATTAAAGAATCTACAAATAAAAAACATCCCATCACCAATCATGGGACATTACACCTGGCCTGGATTACATAAGCCATTTGACCACCAAAAGACTACTGCGTCTTTTCTAACCCTACACCCCCGTGCCTTCTGCCTCAACGAGCAAGGTACTGGCAAGACAGGTTCAGTTATATGGGCGGCTGACTACCTGATGAAGATCGGGCGACTCAAGCGTGTATTGGTTATTTGCCCCTTATCCATTATGGATTCGGCTTGGAGAGCAGACCTATTTAAGTTTGCCATGCACCGCAAAGTAGATATTGCGTATGGCAGCAAGGAAAAACGGATTCGCATAATCAACTCAGATGCTGAGTTTGTCATCATTAACTATGACGGGGTTGAGATTGTGCAAGAGGAGATAGCTAACGGGGGCTTTGACTTAGTAGTTATTGACGAAGCTAACGCATACAAGAATGCCCAGACGACCCGTTGGAAGACACTCAATAAGATATTAAAACCTGATACTTGGCTATGGATGCTGACGGGTACACCAGCCGCTCAGTCCCCTGTGGATGCCTATGGTTTGGCTAAGTTAGTTTGTCCACATAACGTGCCTAGGTTCTTCTCGGCTTTTAAAGATATGGTGATGTATAAAGTATCGCAGTTCCGTTGGATTAACAGACCTAATGCAGAGAAGATTGTCCACGAAGCACTCCAGCCAGCGATTCGATTCACTAAAGAAGAATGTTTAGATTTACCTGAGTTGACCTACGTAACCCGTGAAGTCGAACTTACCCCACAACAGAAGAAATATTATGAGTTGTTACGTAGTAAGTTGGTTGTCTCTGCTGTGGGAGAACAGATCACTGCGGTAAACGCTGCAGTTGGAATGAGCAAACTCCTACAAATATCTTGTGGAGCAGTGTATTCAGATTCGGGCGAGACCCTAGAGTTTGACATCAAGAACCGCTACAAGGTCATGCGTGAAGTGTTAGATGAAACCAAGCAAAAGGCACTAATATTCGTGCCATTTAAAAACACTATTGAAATCCTGTCCAAGAAGCTACAAGACGATGGCTTTACCACCGAGATTATTAACGGAGATGTGCCAGCACACAAACGGGCAGAAATATTCAAAGCGTTCCAAGATACACCGAATCCACGCATACTGATTATCCAACCGCAAGCGGCGGCTCATGGAGTCACTTTAACGGCGGCTGACACGGTTATTTGGTGGGGACCGACCCCAAGCCTAGAAACATACGCTCAAGCCAATGCAAGGGCGCATAGAGCTGGGCAGAGGCATCCAGTTACGGTAGTGAGATTACAGGGTTCAAATGCGGAGAAACACCTATACAAAATGCTTGACAACCGTATTGACGACCATGTAAAGTTAGTTGAACTTTACAAGAATTTACTTGAATAAGTGAGAGTTTACTAGTATAGTAGAAGTACCAATAGCGAGAATAATACCAAGCCGTTATTGTTTTAAACAGGAGAATGTTATGAGTGACGAAGTAGAATCACAGGCAGAAGTGCCTTTAGAAAAGCTGACTCGTGTCTACATCAAGATGCGTGAAAAGAAAGCTGAAGTATCCCACGAACTTGAGGAGAAGATTTCCAAGATTGACCAAGATATGCGGACTGTAAAGACCGCCATTCTGACTCATATGAAGGAGATTGGAGCCGAGAGCTTAAGAACTGAAGCTGGCACTGTATACCGTACCGTAAGGACTACGTATGCAACGTCAGATTGGGAATCCATGCACAAGTTTATCCTTGAACATGGTGTGCCTGAGTTATTGGAGAAGCGTATTCAACAGACCAATATGAAGGCATTTTTAGAAGAAAATCCTGAGATGCTTCCCCCAGGATTAAATGCGAATAGCGAATATTCGGTAACAATAAAAAGGAGCAAAAATGGTGGATGAAGCGTTTGTCCCGATAGAAGATGTGGCTAAGCATTTTGCCGTGTCCGTATCGACAGTCCGTGCATGGATTCGACAGAACTTAATCCCTGCGTTAAAACTTGGCGGTGTATATCGTTTCAAGATTAGCGAAGTGGAGCAAGCCCTGCGGAAACTAAACGGAGGAGAACTAGTACGAGAAGAAGCCGACGGCAGTCTAACGGTCAATGCACCTGCAGGCTCAGCCCAAATGGCTCTTAATTTTAACCCTGACGAAGATATTTAAGGAGAAGTAGCATGAGTGAAATGACTCTATTTAAAGGTGGTTTACCATCGTATTTACAAACTGCAGATGACGCAACCAATGCCCTAGCTGGTACAGGCGAAGGTGGTTTAGGTGCTCGTCGTATTTCCATCAAAGGCGGTGTATTCCGTGAGTTTATTGGTGGTAAAGAGTACCGTGTATCTGAAGAGCGTTCTATGAACGTAGTGATTATTAAAGCTGCACCGAAAGTATCCCGTATTTACTACGCTGGAAGCTATACAGAAGGTGAAGCAGTATCCCCAACTTGCTGGTCATCCGACAGCCAACGTCCTGATGAAAAGGTTAAAGATAAGCAAGCAGCCACCTGCTTAACTTGCCCTCAAAACATTAAGGGTTCTGGTCAAGGTGATAGCCGTGCCTGCCGTTATCAACAACGTTTAGCAGTAGTTGTCGATGGCGAAGTCGACAAAGGTGAAGTATATCAACTTGTATTACCACCTACTTCTGTATTTGGTGATGGTGAGAAAGGTAAACATCCCTTACAGGCATACGCTCGTCATCTGAAAAGTCACGATACTCCCATTACTGGGGTTGTTACCGAGATGCGGTTTGACACAGCAAGTCCCACACCGAAGCTGGTATTTAAACCTGTCCGTCCTGTAACTGAAGATGAGTTCAATCGTATTCAAGAACTTAAGGATTCATCCGAAGCTATTGCCGCTATCACATTGACTGTGGCACAGACAGACGGTGTTAAAGACAAGCCGAAGAACGCATTAGCCGCACCAAAACCTGCAGTTGAAAAGGTTGTAGCGGAAGAAGTAGAAGCTATTGAAGAACCGAAGAAAGCTCCACCTAAGAAAGCCCCTGTGGCAAACGAGCCTAAACTAGAAGACCTAGTTGGCGAATGGGATGATGCTTAAATAACGGTTTTGGGGGAAAGTTGGTTGTAGCAGTGTTTATGCACACGGGTTATCTTTACTAATCGTCAGTGACGTGCCCTTGCCGAATGTCTCGAACATGGTCGTGGCAGTGAAACCAATGAGTACCCCACCTTCAAAGGTGGCTATGAACAATTTAGAATTTTTACAGCAAGTCCTTGGCGACGAAGGATACTACTGCATAGTTGGGTTAAAGAAAGACTCGGACAAACCTGTCCAAAAGTTTTTCCAACGGCTTGAAGATGCAGCGACTGTTGCTGAGAACTTAAAGGACGAAGGCTATAACGCTTACTATGCGCTAGCTACGTTCAAAGATGGGAAGTCACGAAAGACGGCAAACGTACAACAACTTAGGTCGTTGTTTGTTGATCTCGACTGCGGCCCCAATAAGCCATACAAAACACAGGCAGAAGCTCTTATAGGGCTTAAGGCTTTCTGTAAAGAAACCAAGATGCCAAGACCGACACTAGTAAATTCTGGTGGGGGTATACACGCATATTGGCCTTTGACTGAACCTGTTTCACGTGAAACATGGTTGCCTTTGGCTGAGAAGCTAAAGAAGATGTGCGATGACAATGACTTGTTTGCTGACCCAGTTGTTACTGCAGATTCGGTGCGAATCCTACGAGTTCCAGGAACCTTGAACTTTAAAGATGATGTAGCTAAGGACGTGACGTTAATCGGTGGCTCAGGTAGCTCATACACACTAGACACACTACAAGATGTTATTGGTGAACCAATACTGGTTAGACCATCCTATGTCCCACGAGGAGAGATGGATGAAGTTACCAAAGCTATCCTAGGTAACTACACGAACCGTTTTAGAACCATCATGATGAAAACCAAAGATGGTGACGGTTGCCAGCAGTTGAAGTATATTTATGAGAACCAAGCAACCATGTCTGAACCGATGTGGAGAGCAGGCTTATCTATCGCCAAATTTTGCATAGATGCGGATAAAGCGATTGAAAAAATATCCGAGCATCACCCCGAATATAGCCCGATGTTTGCCGATAAAAAGGTGCGTAACATCAAAGGTGGTCCTTATACATGTTTAAAGTTTGAAGAATTTAACCCAGGCGGGTGCGACGGATGCCCCAATAAAGGTGTTTTAAAGTCCCCTATTGTGCTAGGTCGAGAAGTACAAGAAGCAACTGACGAAGACAATATAGTAGAAGATAGCCCAGCAGATGTAGATCAAGGGCATACACAGACGTACGTTATACCAAAATACCCTGAGCCGTACTTCCGTGGTAAGAATGGTGGCATCTTTAAGCGCATCATTAAGGAAGAAGACGAGATTGAAGTAATGATTTATCACAACGACTTGTATGTTACACGTCGTTTATTAGACTCCGATGTTGGAGAAGCCGTAGTAGTTCGATTACACCTTCCAAAAGATGGTGTTAAAGAGTTCACGATTCCGCTATCAGCGGTTACATCGAAGGACGAGATACGCAAATACATGTCATCACATGGCGTAGCGGTTATTAAGACGGACGAGATTATGTCGTACGTAACAA